CGGTACTCCATAATCATCTATAACCATTCTAGGGGTATAGAATTTCTTTTTTATAGGGCTCCAAACTGTAATTCTTTCATTTACTAATTGTAAAAAATCTTGATCCGAAGACATTATAGTAACATCTTGATCTAATAAAGTATGAGCTATATAAGATATTGTGTCATCAGCTTCAATTCGGTCTATTGAAATAACATTTATAGGAAGAAGATCTAAATAATTAAGCAATCTTGAAAATTGGATTTTCATTGCTTCCTTTTCTTCAGTAGTATTTTTAAAAGCATCCCATCTAGTAATTCGTTTGCCTGGTTTTCTGTTAGATTTATAATCAGGGTGTATTTTTCTTCTACGTTGACTACCTCCTTGACCATCATAAACTACAATTACTCTAGTTGGGTTTACTTCTCTAATAGCATAAGCTAAAGATCTTAAAAATCCAGTTAGTCCCCCTACAGGTACACCATTATCATTTAAAGCTCCATTTACTGCGAACGCTCTTAAATAAAGGTTTAAACCATCTACTATTAATACCCTATTATTTACCCCTAACTCGCCCGGTTTTTGAACGTTATCTAATAAACTAAATACGTCTTCCATTATAATCCAGTTTCATCAATTTCAATGTCTGGATCCATATCTTGTGCATCTTCATGTTGGTATTTCATAACATAAGCATCACAAGTATCTCTATACATAGCTTCTTTGATTTCAGGTCTTTCTGTGCATAATTTTTCTAAATCTTTACCTGAAAAATTAAGCATTTCACCTGTTTCGGTGTCTGTATATTTACAAATAGGACCTGACTGTTTAACTACTTTGTAGTTTTTCATTAATTTTAACCATCCACCATAATCGTCTATACCTTGTCTATAAAAAACATTGTATCGAATTTTACGGTTTGGTGGTCCCATTCTATTTTTTACAACAATTGCTTCAACCTCTGAGCCTACAACTTCATCTACTCCATTGATTTTTTCTTTAAGTTTTCCAACTTGTTTTAGTCTTAATCTAACTGAAGCATGAAATTGTAGAGCCTTACCACCAGAAGTAGTATATTGATCAGCAAATGGCATTGCACCCATCTTTTGTCTTAATTGATTAGTGAATACTAATAGTATTCTTTCTTTACCAATTAAGTTGGTAATTTTACGCATTGCTTTAGATAAAATGATTGCTTTTTGAGTTGCATAACCATCTTTTTCAAAGTCAGCGGCTGATTCAATTTTAGTAGTTGCTGCAGCTACCGAATCTACTACAATAGTTACAAGTTTATTTGGATTCTTTTCTCGGACTTTAAGAATAACATTTTCAATGGCATCCATAATATCTTCAATCGTTTCTAATGGTAAATAAACCATTTTTTCAACATCAACTCCAATTGCTTGTAAAAATTGAGCATTTAAGGAAGATTCAGTATCAATGTATACTGCAACCCCGTCTTTTTTCTGTGTGTTTGCTATAATATGAGATGCTAACAGGGATTTACCACTTTGTTCTAGTCCTGTTATTTCAACGATTTTGGACACGGGAAATCCACCATTTGGGCGATTCGATATGGCCAGATCCAATACTGTTGAACCTGTGGAAACCCAATCGTTAACGTCAGTAGGAGAATCCTCACTGCCGTCTAAAAAATACGCAACCCTGTGGTGTGTCTTACTGAATTTTTTGTTTAGGGAATCAGTAATTATCCCTGTTAGTTCATCTCTATTTGAACTTTCTTTATTTTTCTTTGCCATTAGTCAAATAATTCATCAAGTTTACTATCTAGGTTTTCTTTTCCTTTAGAAGGTGCTTTTTTAACTTCGGTTTCTTTACCTCCGTCTTCTTCAGCTGGTTTTAACCAACCTTGCAATTCGTCTTTCATTTCTTCAAAAGTATATTTCTTAAATAAAGAAAGTAAATCCTTTTGATTTTCTAAAAGATCTTCTGCTTTTTTAGCATCCTTAACTAAAGGTGTCTGATTTGGTTTAACACGCACAGTTGTTGTATTAAACATTTTACCAGTTTCAGCTGCTGGGATTACTTCTACAGTAACATCACGTCCTTTTTGGATATCTGTAATATCACCATAATCTTCATCAGCCATTACTCCTAATAGTTCTTGATAAACCATTTTACCAAATTCATAAAACCTAACCCCTTTGTCTTCTTCTCCACGTACTAATACAGGAGCAAAAACTCTAAATTTAGGCCATAATTTTTTAGCCAATTCCATATTTTCCTTATCGTTTGATTTTTTTAATTGAGTTGCAAATTCCATAATTGGGTCTGACTCATCAAAATTAGATAAAGCAATCATTCTTGGCTTACCAATACCAAAGTAAAAGTATAATTCTGAGAATGGAAAGTCTTTATTGTGTTTGTAAGGTACAATACGGATTACTGATTTTTCACCTACTGGTGGTCTCCAAAAATTGTTTTTGAAGTCGCTAGAGCCACCTCCCCCTTTGTTGTTTAGTTTGTCTAAACGTTTCTTGATTTCATCTAAATTCATAACTTTTTTTATTGTTAAATGTGAATACTCTTATTACTTCATTAAGTATATGAAGCATTTTTGGCTAAACCAAATTTTTTTGTGGAAGTTTTTAATCTGTCCAAGTTGCTTCAACTACCGATCTACTACCTTGACATTTCCATTTTTTTCTAGATAATGTGTTTGCACAAGGTGGATTTTTACATTTTTTAATCTTAGCTGATCTAGCACAATATGCGTGTGCTTTTTTAGTTCCAGGTCTTATACGATCACCCCCTTTTTTAGCTTTACCTGCTTGACCATACGATCTACATTTACCATTTACTCTTTTAGCAAAACGTTTACCTTTAGATGGTTTACATTTGCCTTTTTTTTCAGTTAAGTCTTCTTCCATTTTAACACAGTTGTCAACTCGTTTACCCCCTTTCATTTTAGTACCTTGGAGTTTATAACCATCCCAACATACTTTACCATCAAGGCCTTTCTTTTTTTCTTCAAGTATTACTTGCCTTATTATATTTATTAATTCAGATTTTTTCATGAAAGATTTATGATTTCTTTTATTTTCGTATCTATACGATTAAAACCCTCTGTTTGTATTAATAAAATACAATTTCTATAATCATTCCAATTTACAGCAAATGATTTATCTATAACTCCATTATTTAAACTCTTTATTAATTCATTAAGCGCATTAATTGTATATAAAGTGTTTGTTTGTTTTTTTCTATGTACTAAAATAGTATTATCTACCATAGAATCTTTTGCCGAATTATTCATATCTACATTATATGTAAGCATAATTTTTTCCCCATCCAAACTTTCTAATACAAAAATTTTATTAAAGAGAATAACATAAGATGTTTGAATAGTATTTGCTACTTCTTCATAAGCATCTAATGTTGTAAAAGTACAATATAATCTGTTGTTCATAAATAATTGGAAAATTCCAGTCATAAATATGAAATTTACTGTAAAGCCCCATAATGTACTCCTGTTTTTAATTTTATAGGAAATTTATCATTAAGTATATTTTTTAAATCAATTAATGTTTGTTTACCATCTGTTTTTGATACATCAAATATAAATGCATCATATATGTAAAGAACTAATTTTGTTTGTTTATCTCTTAAATAATCTTGTATTGATTTTATTTTAAAAATATTAGTGTGTGTTTCTGTAGCTTGGATGTAATAATTAAATAATTTTTGGGAATGTATTTTAGGATGGTCGTCTTTTTTTATTTTATAATTTCCTACATCTATATATCCTTTCTTATTAAATTCTTCCCAAATAATATCTATAAAATTCTGTGTTTTAAAGAAAAAAGGATGATGTAAGTTCGCCTTATCTATACCACCATATATTTGTTTAAAAGTTAATGTTTTACTTTCTTTATATTGTTGTGGTGTAATTTCCTTGGATTTAAAATAAATTTGTGCGAGTTCGTTGTGTACGTTACCCTCGAACTGGTAGTCGACTATATCGCCTATTAGGCGGGGATGATAACCATCATAATCCATTTCTACAAAAAAATCATTGTCTGGTTCGAAACAATCACGTTCTCCATTATCGTGTTTTAGTCCAACAAAATTTAATCCGTTAAAGTTATTTACAGGTCTCCCGGTTGTAGTATATGGGTTATACCATCCGTATATATGATTTTCTTTTATGGAGAATTTTTTACTTTTTAATGTGAAGTAGTCGTCAAACTTGTCATTAAATTTTAATGCATTCTTCTCTAATTCATGTAAGACAGGCAATAATATATCGTCAAAATATGGATTAGTTTTTTGCGAAGAAAAACCGATTATTTCGCGGTACTTATTATTACAACGTTCTAGGTGTTTCCCAATAGGTATCATTTTATTTACCTTAGTATGCGGGAATTTTCGGTAATAATACGCGTGTGCTTGGGTTGTATGTTCATTTAGAGGAGGTATTGTATGTTGTATATCCGTATAAAATAATGTGGAATTTAAATGTAAAGCCGCTTTTTTATCAAAAACTTTAAATATATCACTTATTAATATACTAAATATAGCATCTTTATCCCAATTTATACATTCTGGATGATTTAATGGTATTATATATCCTTTATTTTCTACATTAAGATATATAGCTATTATTTCTGCTAATGCAGGATGAACATTATCATTACCTTGAATGTATTCAAGATAGGGCGATTCACTAGCAGATAGTTTGTCTTTTAACTTATTTAGTTGATTTTTTGTTTCGATAAGGTAGAACATACCTTAGTAATGTATAAAAAATATCTTTAATAACCACCTCCTCCACCACCAGAAGAACCTCCTCGTGATATATTAATTTGTTGAGTTGATGGAGTAGATGGAGTAGATTGAGTATTTGTAGAATGTTTTACATCTCTATCAATAGGGGCTTGAAGTGGTGGTGTTATAGGTCTAGGGTACATAGGAGGTAAATATAAACTATCCATAAAAGCCTCTAGTTCTTCATCATTAAAATCAGCTGCAAAAGCATTATCAGTTGCTTTAGTAATAGATGCCCATGATTTACACCAATAATTAGGCCTTACAGCTGCTTGCCATTTTTTACAATTACCTTCTTTAAAAAAGAAACAATCTTTACATTGTCTAGCTGCTATTTTTGGTAATCCATAAGCAGGGGGTAATTGAGGAGGGATTTCTTCCATATTAGGATATAATCTATTTGGTATATTATAATTTTCAATTTGTTGAAATTCAGTATAAATAGGGAATAATTTGGAAATATTAGGGTAAATTCTTTCTGCTAATTTTATGGTTTGGTAATTAATATTAAAAACATCTCCTACTAATGCCCAATTTATTGTACCTAATGAATATAATTTTTTGTCTATTTTTTTGTCTTTTTCATACTGATCATATGTTTCTTTTTTTACTTCTTTATAATGATATCCATTTATTCTTACTAAAAAGTATCTATTAAAATATCCTCT